GATTTTTAAGGATTGCACGCAACTTTTTTGCAATATGTGATTTTCTGCCGAAGAGTGCATTGATTTGACTTTCTGTTATAATGTCACTTTGTAATGCACCGCTTGTCGCTGTGCCTGAAAGTTTTTGCCCTGTAACAAGAATTTTATGGTCGCTTAATTTAATGCCTGTGTCTGCACTCAAAATATTAGCAGTAACTCGTGGATTGGTTGACATATTTATTTTTTATTAATTGCTTTTTCAACGATTTCAACCTCAGCTTCTTTTGTTGTTTCAGCTTCTTTTGTTGCTTCAATGTCTTTATCTTGCAAACGATTAAACCAAAACGGCTCTGTCGGAATGTTATTTTCGTCTTTGATTTCAAGTGTGTCCTCTGCTTTGTATTTTTTACCTTGTAATGAAAAAGGTTTTAGGATTTTAATGAACATTAAGTTATTAAAAATTTGTTATATCACATATAGGCAATGAAAAAATAATTGTCAAGCATTTTCAAAAAATATTTTTACTTTCCATTCCGCCTTCGTATTCAATCAATATTTCTCGTAACGGTGATTCTGCTGTATAAGAATAAACATCATCATTTGTAATTCTAACTTGCGTTGTAAATAACCATTGATATAATGAATAAGAACCATCAAAAAGCCCTTCAATCAATGTGTCACTTTGCAATGTTAAACCTTCGTAATTCTTTTGCTTAAAAGGTGACGGTATAACAGAGCGTGCAAGCGTCTTTTGAATTGCTGGCGTTATCACTGTGTGTATTTCATCTGAAAGGTCGCCTTGTAAAATGTTTTTCTTGCTTTTGTCAAATGGCAAGATTGCATAAACTTCAATTACCTTTTGATAAACCATTGTATAATCTTGTGCTGTAGATTTTGTAGCTGTTACATCACTTGTTGGCACACCAGCTTGATTACTATACTCGCCTGCACCAAGCACAACATATAACCAATTTTGTGAAATGCCAAACTCATCTGTGTTATAACATCTTTCAATATTAACCTGTGAAAGTGAATTTGCAACCCTTGTAACATTTATAAAAGGATTCCCAGTTACTTGAAAATTAATGTTGTTTAAAAGCGAATATGTGAAAGTTGTTGCGTTAATTACTGTTATGGTTTTATAACCGTTGATATTTTCATAATCATTTAATACAAGCACACCGTTTGTCGTTGCTGGTGTTGTTGGCGAGGTTTTTATTTTGAATGTGAGCTCGAACTCAGTTAAGCTTGTATAAACTTCCCAAGTGCCATTGTATTCGTTTGGAGTTGCCCCTTGAATTGTTATTGAGTTTTTGTATTTATTCTTTGTAGAGCTTGGCGTGTTATCCGTTTCAGGCAAGTAATGATTTGTTGCCGTTGTTACCGTTACAATGTTACCGTTCCTTGTAATTGAAGTTATGTTAATTGAAGTTTTTGCACCTGTGATTGATATTTCAACACCTGTTGCCAAATCTACTGTTGAAGCAACCGTTGCCGTTGCAATTCCGTTGTTTGTTGTTATGGAAGTGATTGGAATTTGCGTTGTAAATTGTGTTGTATATTTTGGCAACTCTTTTGCAATGTGCTTAACAATATCACTGCCTTTCATTTGCTTTTGGCTTTAATTACTTGGTTTATTCTTTTTACAATATTTATTTGCGTTTGCTTGTCAAGTTTTTTTACCGTTTGTTTTAAAAACTCTCGTGGTGCCATTTTTGAAGTTCCAAGTTCCAAATATTTTGCATACCTTGCCTTTGCACCAAACTCAAGGCGTTTCGAACCAAATACCGTGAAATCAATTGAACGAAGCAAGTTGCCACTGCGTCTTGCTGGGAACTCGCCACCTGCCGAAGCCCTGTGAAATTTTGGGTTTGTCAATTTCCTTCCATTTAAACCTGTGTAAACCTTATAAACACGCCCTGTTTTTGCACCTTTTACCATTTGCTCCTTTGTATATGCACGCAACTCTTTCCCCGATTGCTCCATTCCAAGCCTTATTGCAAGTGCAATATGTGGTGCAAGTCTTTTTGTAAAGTTAATTGCCCTTCTTGTGCTAAGTGGTTCGTGTATTTTAAATATCATTTGTTTTTAAAATATTCAACTGTATTTTTATCAATAATATCATAACCTAATTCACTATTTTTATTAAATTTTAAAACCTTGTCAGTGGGGATATCTGGAAGCTCAATAGAATATTCATCTGTGCAACCAAGACAATCACAATCTACATCAAATATACACCCGTCACCAGCTTCAAAATCCGAACGGTTGTTTGCAATAAATATAATATTTTTAATACCTTTAAAATTAAATTTAAGCAAAGAAATATTTGTCTCAAAAACTTTTGCCTTCTCGTCCCAACTAAATTTCTCTAAATCAAGATTTTTTCCATCTTGTGTAAAAACTCTTTTTTGAACTTCAAATTTATCCATATATTCTAAATATTATTTCTCTTTTTTCATTGCTTGCACTTCATTGATTAAATTTTCAAAATACAACAAATTTCCGCTGTATATTTCTTTTAATAAATCGTAAAATGCTCTGGATGAACCTTTTTTAGGCGTTTTTTTATGATAACCAGTTCCTTTTGTTGTGTAGCCTTTTTTGTAAAGCCATTTTTCAGGTGTCATAATTGATTTGTAACAGTTTTTTGTTAATTACATTTGAATTAAAATTCAACTTTCCCAAAAGTCAAGTCTTTTTTTTAATTATAATTCAAAAATATCATTTACTTTTTGAAAACTCCACAGTATCTTTTCCACGAAGACTTGCAATTAAACGAATAACTTTATCAGATTCGTCAATGTTTTCAAGTGTTGAAACATAATATCTTTTTCCACTATGCAAAACCCAAAAATCTTGCGTAAGTTCTGCAAGGGCTTGATATATTGCACTTGAATATTCTATCGAAACTATATGTGTAATTGAAGTGCTTGAATTAATGCCGTTTATCATTTGTGGTGTTGCCCTTGTTTTAATATCGGCAAAAGCTGTGAATAAAGTTACCGCCACCCATTCAGTATTTGAAATTGCACTTAATGTTGCCCTTTGTGAATTTCTTTGAATAGAAATTGATTTGTCAAAAACAAGCCCTAAGTTATCAATCTTTTTTGAAGTTTTTGATTTGCAACATTGCCCATTTTTACCCCAAGGCATTTAAATTGAAATAGTTATTGTAAAAGGCTTGTATTTTTGATATATCCTTTGCACTTCATAAGAGTAAAATCCCCCGCCGTCGCACATCTCATTATCTGCGTCAAAAAGGTCGGAACATTGCATTGCAAGGCAGTTCGTTATATCTTGTGGAATATTTGTAAAGTTATTAAGTGCATAACCACCTGTTATTGTTACCTCAAGATTGTTATAAACTTCAAATAATGCAAGATGACATACGCCACTTTTTAATTGAAACATTGCAGGGGTTGTTCCGCTTTCAGGCATCCAATAGTATAAATCCGTTGACAATACTTGTTTTGCGTCCGCTTGATTCCAATTACAAGGGTGGTATAGTATGTCGCCAAAGGAACGAATATTAAGTCTCGTCAATCCGCCTTTAAAAGGTTCATATATTGCCCTTTGATCATATAAGCTTGTTTTGAATGTTTGGTCAAGCAATAACAAACCACTTTCACTTTCCCAATTTAAAACCACTTGTGCAATTAGCTTTTCAATAAAAGCGTCTTGTGTCTCATCTTTTGATTTTCTGTAATATTTTGAATAAGCCTTGACATCGGCAACTGTAATAGGGTAACTTGTTATATTCCGTGTTAATGTTTTGACATCGGAAAAGTATGTTATCATTTGATGATTTTTACTTCCATCAATTTTTCTTCTTGAATAAGTGCTTCAAGTTTTTTCTTGGTGAACCCTTTTTCCTTAAGTTCTTTTTGTGTCAACTGAGTTCCAACTTCAATTTCACTTCCGTCTTTGTCTTGAATTTGTTGTGTCGTTTTGTATATAATTTCGAAAGTTTGTTGTGCGTCGTCTTGGTTTTTAACGACAGGCATTTCTTGTTTTATTTCATTTGATTGAAATAATTCCAAAGTGCCGTCTTTTAAATATGCTTCAACAATATGGCTGGCAAATATTTCCTTAATAAACTCAAGTGGTCTTGTTTCGCCTATCAACAAAGGATAAATTGTGATCCCTTGTTGATAGTTTAAATATTTATTAATTATAATAAAGTCAGCCATATATGTAA